AAGTAACCGAAGAAGTTACAGAAGAAGTTGCAATGGAAGACACTAGCGTAACTGAAGAAGAAGTTGTAGAAGAAGAAGTAGCAGCCGAAATGGCAGTTGATCCAGCTACGGACGCCGAAGCAATTAGAGCAATTGTCTTACCAATCATTGAAGAACAAGTAAACGCCGTTATCGGAATGGTTGCAGACTTGAAAAACATGATTGAAGAAATGGGCATTGAAAGAGAAGAAGAAGTAATCGACGAAGTCAAAATGAGCGCATTTGACAAGTTTAAAGCATTTCGCGCATCTAGTAAGTAAATAATAAAAACAAAATAAAAACCAACAAAAATGAGAAATCTAAAATTTGACCTAGACGTAGAAACAAACGCGCTTCTTTGTCCTAACCCAGACGAGTTCTACTCAAAAGCTTACTTAACTGAAGACATTGCGGACAACTACCGTACATTGCCTGGCATTAAGTCAGCAACTAAATTGGCAAATGTTACTTTTGGTAACTTACTTGCGCCATCTACTTGTAACTTTGCTGCCCCAACAGATGCACTTGACGCAATCGACATCGACGTTTGTGCGCTTTCAGCAATGTCACAAATTTGTCAGTTTGACTTAGAGCAATCTTTTCTTGCTTTGCAAATGTCGCAAGGTTCAAACGGCGACTTTACCGTTCCATCTTTCATGTCTTACTACTGGAATGAAATGGCGGGCCGTATCGGTAACGACTTAGAGCTTATCCGTTGGCAAGGTGACACAGAAAGCGAAGACGACGTTCTTTCTTTGTGTGATGGTTACCTTAAAAAATTGTGTGCAGACGCAGACGTAATCGGACTTTATACTGACGCAATTACGTCTTCAAACGTATTGGCTCGCATGACAACCGTACTTCAAAGTTCACCCGCTGCCGTACAATCTAAGCGTAATGACCTACGTTTGTTCGTTTCTAGCGACGTTTTCGTAAACTACCAAATTGCTGCTGCTCAAGGTAACACAATGACTTACGTTACTGCCCCTTTAGCACCTACGTTCTTAGGTATTAAAATCGTTCTTGCTGAGGGCGCTCCAGTTAACACTATGGTTCTTGCGCTTAAGACAGACCTTATCTATGCGTTTGACGCAGAGGGCGACTCTAAAGCATTGAAAGCGGTTAACCTTTCCGATTCAGTTGCTGAGCCGTATATCCGTACACGTGCTAACTTGAAAGCTGGTTTCCATTACACTAACCCAGCGCAAATTGTAGTTTACAATGTTTGTTTCGACTAATTAATAAACACAATTTAAAATATACGGGGCGGCCATAAAACGCCGCCCTTTTTTATAACCAAAAAAAACTAGAAAAAATGGCTTGTGCTACTTTAGAAGAAATCGTAAAAGACTGTTTGAACAATTCGGGCGGGATTTACAAACTTTACATTAACCAACAAGACAACATCACTGCAGCCGTGCCAGACGAAACTGGAACGAACTGGGAAATTACGTCTATTACAAAAACTGCCCCTTACATTGAACTAGAGTTCAAACGTAATACTGGCAGCTATACAGAGGATGGAACTATTGACTTAATCAATGGTTCGTCTTACGTTACTCAAACTATTAACTTAATGTTTCACCGCCGCGACCAAGAGAAAAGCCGCGCTATCAAAGTTCTTGCCGCTGGTCAACAATACTTGAACGCTGTTGTCGGTGACGCAAACGGGAACTTTTGGTATTTTCCATTCTTGCAAGTTAGCGCATACGGCGAAGGCTCTGGTGTTGTCCGTGCTGATGGTTCGAAATATTCACTTACCATGGTTGCTGAAAATGAGAATTTGGCCTATGCGGTAGATCCAACTATCATTGCTGGCCTTCTTGTTCCATAATTAAATTATTTTATTCGGAATACACTAGCCCCCTTTATAGGGGGTTTTGTGTTTTTGAACGTTAAGGTTTTGAACTTTAATATAGTTATGATTTACATAGACAAAGGGGAAATAAACACGTTTGCTTTGACTTTAAGCGAGGTGACGACGTTAGTTAACCCCTACTATTTGTTCGTGTTTGAGGGTGAGTTTAACACCGCCATAGAGCCTATTTATTGGGTAGGCACAGACGAAAGCAACTGGCCCGTGCGTTACAACCTATTCACTTTAGAAGAGGGCGTAGACGTTACGTTAATTAAAGGCCAATACAAATACACCGTTTTTGAAAGTGCTACACCTATTGTAGTTGATCCAAACACGAACACAAATAATTTAAACCAAATAGAAGAGGGCCGCATGGTTGTTGCTGGCGTTGCCGTTTCTTCGATATACGACTAAACAATGGGAATTTTCGACAGATTTAAAGCACCAAAAACCGAAGTAATCGAGGGTTATCAATCCTTTAGTACGCCTTTCGGTAAAATTGGCGGCGGTAACCTTACTTTGCCTTATGTAAACGGACGCTATCAAGTGGCTGGCTATATCCCCTACGGTCAGGACAATCTTTTTCCTGAAACGCTTAACCAACTTTACTACATGTCGCCACTTCATGGGGCAATAGTGGATTTTAAAGTAAACGCGACTATCGGTGCGGGTTACGAACTAAAAACGGACAAGCTTACACCTGACGAAAAACTAGCCCTTTATACTTGGGAAAAGAAAATGCGACTTTCAAAGTCCGTTAAAGCCATTACAAAACAATTAGTAATGCACCACCGCGTGTACTTTAAGTTGTATTTTGACGACAAAGGAAAAGTAAAAACAATCGAAAACGTAAGCCCCGAAAAAGTACGTATTAATGCGAAAAAAGACCGTTACTTTTTGTGTGACGACTGGAGCAGCCGCATAGACGTAGAAGAAGTAAAACCATTTCACCCACTTAATACAGACCGTTGCCAGCTTTGGGCCTACGAGTTACCCTCAATAGGTCAAGATTTCTATCCGCTGCCCCAGTACAGTTCCGCACTTAATTTTGCGTTTCTCTCGGGCGAGTTATCTTACTTCGCAAAGTCGAACATTCAAAACTCTATTTTTCCGTCTTTTGCCATGATGTTTCCGAAGCGCCCACAAAGCGAAGAAGAAAAGAAAGTCTTAAGAGATACCATAGACCGCATGAAAGGCGCACATAACGCTGGTAAAGGCGTGGCGTTCTTTGCAAATAGCCAAGACCAACTACCGAAAATCGAAAGCATACCAACAAACCAAAACGACAAATTGTTTCAAGAGGCTAGCGCGTTGAACACTGAACAAATATGCTTTGCCCATACAATCGACCCTATCTTAATGGGTGTACGCACAACTGGTTCGCTAGGTGGTGGCGCTGACATTAAACAAGCCTACGTTATCTTTGAAAAAAACGTAGTCATTCCGTTGCGCGAACAAGTTACCGAGGTCTTTCAAGAACTCATTAACGTATGTAGACTAAACGCGCTTTTCACCGTTAAGAATTTCCAGATTATAAACGAAACAATTGTAGAAGTAGAGGGCGACGCAAGTAAAACCCAAGACGCGCTTAACGCTATGTCACCTTTGGTAGCTACAAAAGTTCTTAATACCATGACCACCAACGAAGTGAGGGCGCTAGCAGCACTTGCACCCGTAGAGGGTGGCGACGTTATCCCATCCCAACAACCAGCGCTATGATTTATTTTATAACCGAACACTACCTAAAGACGAACACGCCAATAACTGCAAATGTTGACGTAACAGACGTAACGCCGTACATAAAAACGCAATCCGACCTTAGAGTACAACCGATTCTAGGTTCAGTGTTTTATAACGCTTTACTTGCTGATTACAACGCACAGACTTTAAACCAAGACGAAACCACTTTAGTAGGTTTCATTCAACCCGTAGTGGCGTGGCGCTCGGCAGAGGATGCCGTTTTTGGGCTTTCTTACCAACTTAAAAACAAAGGTATTCAAACACAGAACGGCGACTACTCAAATAGCGTTAGCCGTGCCGAAGTAGCCTTTTCAATGGAGCATTACGCACAAAAAGCCAGTTTCTTTGAGCAAAGATTGATTCGATACCTACTTGCAAATAAAAACCTTTTCCCGTTATTCACTAGCTTGCAAAACCGCGACACAGACTTGCGCCCAATGATTGAACAATGCAACTGCGTTGGTACTTGTTATGGTCGTTGTGGTCAGGGTTACAACGACAACGGTTATAATAACGCTATAATGGTTTTCTAATGACAACTAAACTACAAATTTTTGCCTTTGCCGTTTTATCGGTTTTATCCCCAGTTACACCGCTTATCCTTATAGCTATTTTATCAATCATTTTAGATACGGCGTTTGGTATTTGGCGAAGTGTTAAAAAGGGCGGCTGGTCTTCTATTAGATCGCGACGACTAAGCCATACAATTAGCAAAAGTTTGCTTTATTCAGGTGCTATTGTGTTTATATTCCTACTAGAAAAGTTTGTAGTTGCCGACATATTAGGACAGTTTATTGCCATTGACCTAGTCTTGACAAAAATGTTTACGTTTTTTTGCGTAGTTACTGAAGTAAAAAGCATTAACGAAAGCTATTTTTCAGTTACGGGTGTGAATGTTTGGGATAAATTTATAGCCTTTGTTAAACGTAGCAAAGAGCAATTTGAAGAATTAAAGTAACTCGCGGTGCTGTTATTTAGTGAGTAACTGAATTGAACCGTACCCCACTCAGTTTTAACTGAGAAACCCCCGTCGACCCGTTGGCGGGGTTATTTACTTAATTAAGGTGAAAAACACTTAACAAAATGGTAAAATCATACAACGACAAGCAATTACTTGACAAGGTCAAAAGCCTACCAAACTTTAAAAACATTCCGTCCGACCACTGGATTCTAGGCGTAAGGTCAAACGAGGATACACCTAATAGCTTTGACGACAAGTTTTACTTATTCAAGGGTCAGGAGTTTGTATGGGTAACGTCAGGCACTACCAATCCAGGCACACCAACCCTCAAGCAATTTGAAAAGGTCAACAAAGACGGTGCTGCGCTTCTTAAAGCTGACACGTGGTACTATAATGTTTGGAAATATGGCAAGCATAACGGTAAAGTAGATGCACTTTTACAATTAGGCGCGGCGGTTCAGGTTTATAGAGACATAGATAAAGACGAAAAGAGCGAAGAACAAGGCAAACTAGAAAGCGGTTACTTTGGCATCAATTTTCACCCTAACACTTACGACTTAACTAAGCCGTCGGGTAGTTCGATAGGTTGGTGGTCCGCTGGCTGCCAAGTAGTCAACAACGTCACCAAATACAAAGAATTTATTAAGCTTTGCAAACCACAAAAAAATGTGAGTTACTGCCTTATTCAAGAATTTTAAACCTATAACCTTACAAACATGAAGCAAATTTCAACCTATAGTGTGATTTTGTCACTAAGTTTGGCAATAATTGTGACAAGTTGCGGCGTTAATTACCACCTGAACAAAGCAATTAAAAAAGGTTACCGCTGCGACACCGTGCAAGATACAATTACAATAAGTTCAATCGACTCAATTCCGTACGTTTTAAGGGACTCTATTATGTGGGAAAGGGTATTAGTCCAAAAAGATACAATAGTGCGTTACAAGCGTTCCTACGTACCAAAAACACGCTTAGAAACACGAATAGAATATAAATTAAAGCGCGACACAATCAAAATGCTAGAAAAAGTAGAGGTCGTTAAGTGGAAAACAGAAAGAAATAAGAAAACTAAAGCCAATTTATGGCTCTTTATAATAGGCTTTGGGCTTGGGTTCTTCGCTAAATGGTTGCTTAAATTTTCTAAATACACTTTATGACAGTAAAAAAACACGCTAAGAACATTCACGAACTACACCTATCTGGTAAGCAAGTAAAAATAGCTATGCTTTCCGATATTCACTGGGATAACCCAAAAAGTGACTGGGCTAAGCTAAAAAAAGACCTAGACTATTGCCTAGAGAATCAAATACCAGTCATGATCAATGGCGACTTTTTCTGTCTCATGCAAGGTAAAGGCGACAAGCGCGGGAATAAGTCGGACATACGCCCAGAACACAACAACGCCAAGTATTTAGATAGCATTGTAGAAACCGCCGTAGAATGGTGGTCACCTTACGCGCACATTCTTACTGTAATCGGTTACGGAAATCACGAAACCGCTATAATAAAATACCAAGAAACCGACCTTTTGCAGCGCTTTGTTGACTTACTGAACTATAAAAATGGTTCTAATGTGTTTACGGGGGGTTACGGCGGTTGGTTAATTATACGTCAATTGGTAGAATCAAACGTCCAAAGTTCATTCAAAATAAAATACTTTCACGGCTCAGGTGGTGGCGGGGTGGTAACGCGTGGCGCTATTAATCTTACTAGAGCTTTGGAAATGTACGAAGACTTTGACGTCTTTACAATGGGCCACATACACGAAAACGCGTCACGTAACGACGTACGCGACACGGTTAGTTTTAATAGTAAAACGGGTTACAGAAACGAACACAAAGAAATCCATTTAATGTTAACGGGAACTTATAAAGAGGAGTACGGCGACGGTTCTTACGGCTGGCACGTTGAGCGTGGCGCTCCAGTTAAGCCAACGGGTGG